CGCGGCCGAGCCAAAGGGCTGAATATTCTCGATGACACAGGTGTAGCTGTAGTCCTCGATCGCGTAGCCTTCGTTGCCCGTCTGGTAATCGGCCATGCGCTTGTATTCGGGTTCGTCCGCGATGCGGCGATGCATATGGCCGGTCTGGTAATAGAGCGACAGGTTGTCGAGCCGGGTGATGATCATGGTGCCGTTGGGGATGTCGGGCACACGCATCGCCATTTTCTTGCCCAGGCGCTGCGACGCGAAGATCGCGTCGGTGGCGAGCTGGTTCAACGGATCGTTGTTCTGGTTGAGGATCAGGAAATACTTGTCGTGCAGCATTTCGCCACCGACCAGTACGACCAGGTTAGGGTCGTTGCGGGCATAGACCGGGAGCAGTTCGAACGCGGCGTCGTAGGCCAGCGCATCGAGGTTTTCATAGCCGCCGACGCCATAGGTGACCTTGTTGTTGACAGAGCCCTGGGTCATCACCTGCGAAGCGCGGTTGTTGCGCATGAGCTGCAGCCAGCCAATGTTCTGCTGCGCCAGCGTCGGGTCGGCAACCGGATCGGCGGTCGTGCCGGCGGCGACGCCGTTCCAGCCCACCTTGATGCGATCGAGCCCCATGCGCTTGAGGACGGCGCTTTGCATGATGCTCTGGAAATTGGGGAATTTCGCCCAGGCATCGATCTTTGCGTAAGGGAAGGCGATGTTGAACTCGGTCGGGTAGAGCTGGTACGGCACGTTGTCGAGGCCGGTGGGATCGACCGGCTGAATGCGCGTCGGCGGGTTGGTGGCCAACGGGTTCGAACGGGCGATGACCGACTGGACCATTTCGAGGCCGACCGTGTCACCGATCAATTCATCGACGCCGATGATATTGATCAACTTCAGGAATTCGGACGTGTCCTGCATGCGTTCGACCAGGCGCTGTTCGACGCTGGGGGTTGCGCCGGCGGCGTATTGTTCGGCCTCGTCATTGGGCACGGCAAAATATTGGGCGTGGGTCGTGCCGACGACGCTGGGATCGACGCCATAGACTTCGGCGATCCGGGCCGCATAGAGGCCGGTGCGCGTTTCCTGCTTGCCGCCGATGGTGAGGGTGACCGGTTCGGTTTTCAGGGCCAGGACATCGCCGTGGGCGCCGAATGCGCTGTCGGGATGGGCGGACATCAGGTGTTCTAGATTGACCCGCGCGCCATATGTCGCCGGAGCATAGGTCGCGGCCATGTCTTCCAGGTCCTGCGCCTTGATGTTGCGGCCATCGGTGGTGGCACCGGAGGTCGCGACGCGGAAAAATTTGGTCTTGGCCATTGGTGGCGCTCCATGATCACGGTGATCTGACTTCAGTCGGTTCTGATGGAGCGAAAGAGCCGGGTGGGGGCGCAATTGGCAACGCGCGCGCGCTGTTGCGCGCGCACTCACAACGCAGCGCCATGGGTGGCGCAGGTTTGCCGGGCAATGTGGGGGCATGGATGTGCCGCCCGACAACGATAACGCCGATGGCAATGCGCCGATCGAGCTGCTGGAGCCCGAAACGGCCGATGGCGTGGTCGCGATCGCGCCGGTCATCGCCAAACGGTTGCAGGCGCGCGCGCTGTATTGGCGCGGATGGACGATTACACAGATCGCGAGCGAAATCGACCTGCCGTATACGACCGTGGCCAGCTGGAAAGCGCGGCACAAATGGGACGATGCGCCGGCGATCACGCGGGCGGAGGAGGGGACGCTCGAACGATACCTGGTGCTGCTGGCCAAGGACAAGAAGACGGGCGGGGATTTCAAGGAAATCGACCTGCTGGGGCGGCAGTTCGAGCGGCTTGCCCGGGTGCGCAAGTTTCAGGCCGGCGGGAATGAGGCCGATCTGAACCCGCGCGTGAAAAAGCGCAATTCGCCCGAGGTGTTGGCGCGCAAGGATGCGGCGAAGAACCTGATCACGCCGGAGATGGTCGAAAAGCTGCGGGCTGATCTGGACGACAAATTGTTCGGGTTTCAGCGTGACTGGCTTGCCAGCACAAGTTTGCGCACTCGCATGATCATTAAGAGCCGGCAGATCGGGGCCACGTGGTATTTCGCGCGGGAACGATTGATGCGCGCGCTCGAAACCGGGAACAATCAGATTTTCCTGTCGGCGAGTAAGGCGCAGGCGCACATTTTCCGCAATTACATTGTGCAGTGGGTGCAGCTCGTTTTGGGCATTACGCTCAAAGGCGACCCGCTCATAATCAATCGGGGTCCAGCGGCCCGGCCGGATGACCATGACGATGACGACGCGGACGATGTCGCGTTGCCACCCGTGACTTTGCTGTTTCTAGGCACCAATTATCGTACCGCGCAGGGCTATAGCGGTGACGTAATTATAGACGAATTCATGTGGATTTACGGGTTTGAACAGTTGTTTGACGTTGCAGCCGCAATGGCGACGCACAAGCAATTTACCCGCACTCTGTTTTCTACGCCCAGCACTATGGACCATGAAGCCTTTACCATGTGGGTAGGCGACAAGTTCAACAAACGGCGCACCAAGGCCGACCGCGCCAAGATTGATACGAGCCACCAAGCGCTGAAAGACGGCGCAATGGGTGGCGACCGGATCTGGCGGCAAATCGTTTCAATTTTCGACGCGGTCGAAAAGGGCCTCGACCGCGTAGATGTCGATGAGTTGCAGATCGAGAATTCTGTCGAAGTCTTCGACAATCTGTACCGATGCAATTTTCTAGACGACAGCCAGTCAATGTTCCCGTTCGCGATGATGCGGCGGTGCATGATCGACAGCTGGGAGATCTGGAAGGATTTCGAGCCGTATGCGGCACGGCCATTCGGCGACGGCGAGGTCTGGCTTGGCTATGATCCCAATGCCAGCGAGAGCGAGACCGCCGATGCGGGGGCGCTGGTCGCGGTGGCGCCGCCAGCTGTGCCGGGCGGCAATTTCCGCATTTTGGAGAAAAAGCGGATCATCGGCACCGGGTATGCGGGCCAGGCCGAGGCTATCAAGGAAATGGCGTCGCGGTACCGGGTGACGCGGATCGGCATCGATACCAGCGGCGCCGGCGGCGCGGTGCTGGAGCTGGTGAGCGCGTGGTTCCCAATGGCCGAGGGATACAAGTATTCGATCCAGACCAAGACGGCGCTGGTGTTGAAAGCCAAGGACGTGATCGCGGCCGGGCGGTTGAAGTTCGACGCCGGGTGGATGGATGCCGCCCAGGCATTCATGGCGATCCGCCCGGAAATGACCAAGGTCGGGCCGACGTATGTGGCGAGCAGGATTGCCGGGGTCGGGCACGCCGACATTGCCTGGGCGATCATGCACGCTCTGCATTTCGAACCTTTGGATATCACGAAGCCTGCCGGTGGCGGGTCAACGGTGGAGTTTTTCTGATGGATGGTGGTTTGGCTCTGACGGTTCCGGGCGAATGGGGAGGCAGTGCGTTTTCGTTTGGTGCGCCGGAAAGCGTGATCGACCGGAGCATGATTTTCGACATGTTTCAGGTCTATCGCAACGGGCGGTGGTATGAGCCGCCTATCAGCCAGGTGGGGCTTGGGCGGGCGTACCGGATGGCGCCGCACCATCAGAGTGCGATTTTGCTGAAGCGCAATTTGCTGCTGCAGAGCCTGGTGCCGAACACGTTGATCAGCCGGCGCGATTTTGGCGACTGGGCTCTGGATTACCTGCTGCTGGGCAATGGGTATCTGGAGGAGGTGAAGAACGTTTTTGGCGACCTGATGAAGCTTAGCCGGTCGCCGGGCGCCTGGACGCGCGTCGGGCTCGATGGCGGCCCGTTCTGGTTTATGCAGCCGGCACAGGCCGTGCCGCAGGTGGTTTTCGAGATCGTGGGCAATGTGTTCCACCTGAAGGAAACGGACCCGCTGCAGGACATTTATGGGATGCCGGAATATCTGTCATCGTTGCAGTCGGGGCTGTTGAACGAGAATGCCACGCTGTTTCGGCGCAAGTATTACCTCAACGGCGCGCATGCCGGTTTCCTGATGTATGTCAGCGAGGAAGGGTTCAACCAAGAGGACAGCGAAAAGCTGTTCCAGCAGCTGCGATCGGCCCGGGGCGTGGGCAATTTTCGCAATATGTTCATGCACATCCCCAAGGGCAAGAAGGACGGCGTGCAGATCATGCCGATCGCGGATATCGCGGCGAAGGACGAGTTTTTGCACATCAAGGAGACCACGCGCGACGACATGTTGAGCGCGCACCGGGTGCCACCGCAGCTGCTGGGCATCGTGCCCAAGAACGGCACCGGGTTTGGCAATGTGGTCGATGCGGCGAGGGCGTTTTACCACATGGAAATCGTGACGCTGCAATCGCGGCTTTTGGAGTTGAACGAGCATCTGGGGCGTGAGGTGCTGGTGTTCAAAGAACCTAAGGATATCGCGCTGCTGGAGCCGGCGCAGCCCAGCGTGAAGGGGTGATGAAATCCGCCTGTCCTTTTGGGGCGGGGGTTGGGGCGTTGGAGCGCCCCAAGCCGGCGGATGATACCCGCCATGACCCGAACGGCGCCATCCGGTGCCATCCCGCCCGCCAGTGCTGGCGCGGGAACGTTTAGAGAACAAAATCATGGTGTCTATAGCGCGAATCGATTCAAATTCTGATGAACTGTCGGCGGTTGCGCCCGTGCGGCCTCCGGCGCCCTATGTCGGAGGCAAGCGCAATTTGGCCAGGCACCTGGTCGCGCGGATCAATGCGGTGCCTCACGTTGCCTATGCCGAGGTTTTCGTGGGGATGGGTGGGGTGTTTTTCCGTCGCGATCAGCGGCCCCGTGCCGAGGTCATCAACGACTGGAGCGAGGATGTCTCCACCTTTTTCCGCGTTGTGCAGCATCACTATGTGGCCTTTCTGGACATGCTGCGCTGGCAGGTGACCAGTCGGGCGGGATTTGAAAAGCTGTTGGCACTGGATCCGTCGTCGTTGACCGATCTGCAGCGGTCGGCGCGGTTCTTGTATCTGCAAAGGCTGGCGTTTGGCGGGAAGGTGCGGGGCAAGACCTTTGGCGTTGTGACCGACGGTGGGGCTCGGTTCGATGTCAGCAAGGTGGGGCCGTTGATCGAGGCGGTGCATGAGCGCCTGGCTGGCGTCGTGATCGAGCGGTTGCAGTGGCAGGACTTTGTCGCGCGGTATGATCGGGCGGGGACGCTGTTTTACCTCGATCCGCCGTATTTCGGGTGCGAGCAGGATTACGGGTCGGGGATGTTTGGGCGCGGCGAG